GTTGCTGTTGTAGAGGGTCTGGTTAAAGTCGTACAGGATGCAGGGTCTATGTATCTCAGCGGATACTCACGGCCCCTTGATCCTATCAATCAGATGATTGCACTAAGTAAGGGTGAGAACTACATTGCACCTGATCGTAAGCAAGGCTCAGAGTGGGTTAATAAATCTACTAGGTATGCTGATGAAATCTTCTTAGCACTGGGTGCTTTTGATAAGCCAGTAGAGAAGCGCACTGCCTTAACGGATGAGGCTTCAATGCCATCTATAGGGCGTATCTTTGGTTACCGTGAGGTGCCGGGGCAGACTTCTATCCAGCGTATGTTCAATGAGATTGGTAGGCCTCAATGGCGTACAGATATAAAATCTTTTATCCCAGAAGTGCAGAACAATATCAATGGTCACATATTTAAATTCTTAGAGTTGAATGCCTCTCAAGTAATAGACAGCGATGCATGGAGGAATGGTACGGAGAAGACACGTAAGACAATTCTTAGTGATGTTCTTAAGCGTTCTAAGGAAGACGTTGTAGATATTCTCGAAAGAAGTATTGATCGTAACGATGAGCGCACCCTTAGTCTTTATAAGCTAAGCAAGAAAGGAAGTGGTATTTCTAAAGAGGATGTTGAGAAGGCACTTGTCTCCCTTGATATTGATCTAGAGATAACAGACCTAGATAAAAATCAATTAGACTTCTTAGTTAACTACCTTGAGTTGTCTAAAGAAGGTATGGACAGGGAAGTACTAAGATCTCAACCTAGACTACAGTGATAGACAAAAGGAAGGGCAGCACTAAGCTGCCCTTTTTTGTGTTACTTTACACCATACTTCTCTGAGCAATACCTAGCCCATAGGAATACTTCTGTGTAGGTTTCTAAGGCCTTCTCCTTCTCTTCACTCTCCCATAGTTTGTCACTTATGAACACCTCTACGTTCTCCATACGATCAGCTAACTCAGACAGAAACTCTGTACGCCTAGCCTTGATGTGCTCTTGTGCTTCTTGTTCTAATTTCACATTACTTCTCACTTGTTTATGTGTTAACTATTTAGGCCTACTCTTTCGGGGCAGATGGCATAACAAGGTCAATTACTTTATCAACCCCTGTCGTAGTCGCATCAATAGCTTTATCAACCACGGGAGTTACTACCTCAATAGCTTTATTGGTACTGGGTACTACCACCTCCTCAAAAATTCCTACTGAGATCATTGTTACTACGAAGAATACGAATAGTGATTCCATTTTATATTTCCTTTTATATGTTTATACTAGGTCTACGATTTCACAGCTGTCACCAGAGCAGGCTAGTGTTTGACTACCTGATGTGTTGTCTTCTTGCTCATAGTCTGCGAGTTCTTCCCAAGGAATAGTATCTGGCATACATGAGAGTAGCGTATTGTAGTCTGTCTTTGAACACTCCTGATAAGGAGCTTGCTGGTACGTGTGCTCACTGTAAGGCAAGAACGATACACCAGACATCTCATCAAAGTGTTTATATACAAAGGCACCTGCTTCAAACCATTCATCGTTTTTAACATTGATAGTTACTGATGGTTTATGTTCACACCAGTGCCTCTGATAAGCTAACCACATCTCTAGTTGTTCAATGGCACTGATATCTTTAGTACACACTGCACCATCCGGTGCCTTCTGAGGGAAACTAAACACTACAGTAGTGTCAGGCTTCATTACACAAGGTTGGTTAGGTACGCCCTGATCTTTCATGAACTGGGTTAGGGGGTCTTTAATGTCTCCACGCACCGTGCGGATGTAATAAGGGCTGTGACGAGCATGTATCCCACTAGAAGAATTAACAAGTTGGGAGACAGTGCCACTAGGCTTGACACAAGTGATAGCAGTAGAGACAGGGATACCAAGGCGCTCAGACCATTCAGCATTAGTAGAGACAGCAATCTGTTTGAGGTGTTCAAGAGTTTTCTCCAATCCAGAGTTAGATGTTGTAAGTAAAGGGTTGTCCATTATCCCTGTGAGTGACACACCCAACAGGCGTTCTTCTTCTGTATTTCGCTGCCACAACTTTCGCAAGTAGGGGAACTTTGTGTAGGTAGATTGTACTGTACCCAAGATCGTAGCGATACGAACTTTTCTTTCAAGATCTTCAATGCTATCTGTTGCACGTACTACACACTCCGTTAAGTTACACACCTGACCATTACGTAAAATTATTTCAGAACAAGGGTTTGTACCGAAGTCATGGTCAGGATCACGTCTGCCATTCTTAGCTGCTTGCTTCTTAGCTGCCTCACGATTGAAGATACCACGCTCACCTGAGCCTGACTCAACCAATGCCATCCACTCACGCATAAAGGATATGCTGTCAGGCTTCTCAGTGTAGCTTACAGAGTTGTTAGCCAAGGCACGGTGCGGGTTGTTGTCCCACCATGAGCCTGACTTAGCGTGGCGCATACGGTCATCAGATAGATTGCTCAATGAAATCATAGCACTACGGCGTACACCACCTACTACTACTACCTCACCAATCTTACACATGATGTCGTGGCATTCTATAGAGCTAAGCTTACGTCCCTCTGCTGCCTTAAATGCACGGATAACAAAGTCAAACAAGTCAATCAATGGAGCAGGGCCTGATGCCCTACCACCGAATGTCTTAAGCCTAGCACCAGCTGGACGTACACTAGACATATCCCACTTAGGAATCTCACCACTATACAGGAGCGCAATCACTTGACGCAAAGCCTTAGCCCACCCCTCCTTACTATCCTTGACGAAAATAGTAGTTCCACTCTCAAAGAGTTGAGGCACTTCTGGGAGCTTACTGATATACTGGCGCTCGACACTGAAGCCCACGCCCGTTCCGCAAAGGAGGACGAACATAGCCTCATCGAAGGACTTAAGGTCATCTACGGCTAGGTATGAACAGTTGTACATACTGATGTTGTCACGTGCTGCAGCTGGGCCAGCTGTCATAAGGCTACGCATAGAAGGCATGACCTCTAGTGACAGGATAGCCTCTTCAATCTGCTTGATGTATGTATCATCTCCTGTAACAGGGCGCACGATGTTATCCATGTAACGAGATACAGTCTCGCCCCATGACTCACGCCTACCTTCCTTGTCTAGCCACCGTGCGTAACGTGACTTATGGATAAAAGATTGATAGTCTGTTGGTAGGTAGTTATTCATCGGTTGTCACCCTCTCCTTTAATTACGCCTCGTTTAGCACGGTCATTAAGTTTGTCCATATTAACTTCCATTACCTCAGGTAAGTTACTGTAAAAGTAATTAGCTAAGGCTGTTGCGTAGAAGATTACGTCACCTAGTTCCTTAACAATTTCTTTCTGACTTACCTTAGTGTTGTCTCGTAGGTATTTCTTAACCTTCTCAGCTACCTCACCTGCCTCGCCTACTAGCCCAAGTGTATTCTCTACTAGGCGTGTCTGACCCTGTGTAATAATCTTATCTTCTACCCAGTAGGAATACTCCATTGGACTTACAGCCACGGTGCTGAAGGCATCTATGTCATCTTGTGTAATCACGTGTCTCTCTCCTTCACTCTTATGTTATCAACCTTAACATCATCTATATCATAGAACGTATCTGTAATAAGATCATGGATGTCATCCTCATGTGCATCATCATACGCACCTAAGATATTATTCTTCTTATCTACATGAATAAGAAACGATACACTGAAGGTCTTATCTTTCATCTATGTTTCTCCGAAAGCGCTTCATTCATCTTATGTAAGTACCACTCTGCCTTCTGCATATCTTCCACAGGCTTCTGCTTGTAACGGTATCTGTGTTGGTACTTGAGGAAGTTACCGTGGCAGTATGCAATGAAGCCATCTAATCCTAGTACCTGTTTGATGTAGTCGATACACTCAATGCCACCCATGTTGTAGTGGGCTGGACGTTTGACTGAATCGAATCCCTCAGGATGCTGATCATCTACATACTCTGTGTGTGGTAGTGGCTCGTGATCTCTCATGCGTTCCCCTTTGTTTTGGTATAAGCGTTGAAGTTTATTACCTCACCTTTCAACTCTTGTAAAGGCTTATCTTCTTCTTGTCGCCTAGAAAGTTCTTCCATCATTAGGTTGCGCCTATGATCAACAACCATTTCCATGACCTCTTCATCTGACTCCATCAAATCTAAGAAGGCACTACATAAGGTGGCTATATAAACCAAGTCATGCAGTACATCATCAGAGTAACAGAAGTTACTACCTACTGCTATGCCTGTAGTTACAGTACCATCCCATCCTTCTAATGAACCCTTGCTAGTGGGCCGTATAATAAAAGCAACTTCATCATCTCCTAACTCATACGTCATCGTTTTATCTTCTCATACTTAAGGGAGATACGATCTACTTTAACAACATCCCCTGTTTCTTTAAGCCAATCCTCAGGTATAACCCTGTGTGCCCAAGTAAACCCTTTCTTATCACACCAATCTGAGTACGTAGACTTAGCACCCTTGTAAAGCTTAGCCTTAGCGTTACTAAATACAAACCTTATGTCTAACTCAGGGTGCTGCTTACGTACTTCTATATGTTTATTTCTATCATCAGAATCAAAGATACCTTTTGTCTCAATTAAGATGCCATTGTCTAATTGAAAGTCAGGGGTGTAAGTGCGATAGTGTAAGTCTTCCCACTCTATCTTTAGCTGCTCATAGCGAACAGCCTTCTGACACTTAGCAAGCACAAGAGCAGTATCTTTTTCTAACCCACTCTTGTACTTACCTTTAGCGTGATACCGCTTAGTTTTCGGCATAGATGTATTCTACCATAGGCGGTGCTTTACTCCCTGTGTACACCTTAGAGGGTAGTTCTTTTAGTTCAGGCCAGCATTTCTTTTTGTGATCACACCATGAGCAAGTCTTACAAAGCTTAAGGTTACCACTAGCTTTCTTTCTGAATGTCTCTGGCACTGCCTCAAAGCAACGCTCAAATGGCTCATCGTTATTGATGTAGTCAACTGTACCTTTGATAGAGGCCATCACCTCTTCAACATCAGCAGTCTCAGCTGTTACATATTTGAATTGCCCATTCACTTTATTGATGACCCACCATCCACCAACATCCTTACCTGATGCAACAGCGTATCCAATAAGCTGAGATACATAACCGAAGTCATCAGAGTATGCGAGTGAATCATAGCTGGCAAACTTGTTGTCGTAACCGTATGGCGTAGTAGATTTAACATCATCTACCTTACCATCCAGCACCATGTCATACTCACCGTTGATAGTAACATCACCAACCTTAAGGGCAACCTTATCGTTGTCCCCAAAGTCAACACCAGCTGCACGTAGTACCCCCTTGAACATAGCCTCAGTCCAATCTCCCATCAGCATGTTGAGCATGAAGGAGGTAGGCTTCTGTACATCTGTATCAGGGTTGTTCTTAGAGAACCACAGCTGACATCTAGGCCTGCCAATGTTTGACATACGTAGACGGAACTCATCACGAGGCCCACCATTGAACTGCTTGTTGAGTGCAGCAGCCACATCCGTGGCTACTTGCTGTATTACTTCTTCACTCATGCTTGCCGTGCCATTGATAGCTGACCGCAAGAATGCGTGTACTGATATCTCAGCGGGGTGTATCATCCCTCGAACTCTCGTACTTCTACGATAGACCCTACCATTGCAGCATCAGCATCAGACAGATTACCTATAGACCCTTCATCATGCTTACCTTCGATCCAATTGTTAGTGCCTTTGATCCATTCAATGAAGTCTTTCAAGATTTCACTATCCGTTATACCATAGGGTACTTGCTCACCCAAGGAAGGTACAATGATAGCGTACTTACCACCTGATGGGAGGTCACGCTTAGCACTA